CCATACCTTTCATCTTACCGAACCTTGGAAAGTTTAATAAGATTGCAAAGCTACTGAACAATTGTAATCCTTCTGTAAAAGCTGAGTAGACTGCTAAAGTTTTTGCAATAGTTTCTTTCTTAGCTTTAGTAGGTTTAAAGTTTCCAACATAGTCATGCTTGTTTGACATCTCTTCATACTCTGAAAAAGCTTTGTACTCTATCTCAGGCATTCCAACTGTATCAAGTAATAAAGAATAAGCATGTTGATGTATTGATTCCATGTTTGCAAAAGAACCCATCATCATTCTTGCTTCTGGCTTTTTAAATATAGGCATATACTTATCTATATATCCTGCACCTACATCTACATCTGACTGAGTAAACAATCTAAATATTTGTGTAAGTAAATTCTTTTCTATATCTGAAAGTTCTTGCCAATCTTTAACATCTGTATGTAATGGTACAGATTCAGGCATCCAGTGCATTTGATTCTGTAATACATAGTAGTCAAACATCCATGGATATTCAAATGGTTTGTAGTAATCTCTCGTTGTTAATAAGCTCATAATTATCCCTCACATGCGATACATTCTGTATCTTCTAAATTTATTCTAGGTACTTTAACATTTACATTCTCTACTGTACGAGCAGCATTAGAACGGAAATAGTAAAGCGATTTAAGTTTGTTCATACCATACCAGTGAACATCATTTACGTACTGCATGTATTCATCATGTACTTCTTGAGGTTCAGTTGCTTTTGGTAAAGTAAAGAACAGATTGACGGATTGTGCTTGACACACAAACTCCTGTCGTTTTGCAGCATGTTCAACAATCCATATTTGATTTATCTCATTAGCTGTTTTAAATATTTCTTTCTCATCATCAGTAAGAACATCTATGTGTTGGACTGAACCATCACTACCAGATATATCTTTCCAAATGTTTTCTAACTCTTGTGCTTTTAATCCTTTAGTCTTTAAAATCTTTTCTAAGTATTTATTTTTAACTTGGTAACTACCGGATAAAGTCTTGTGAGTATAGCAGTTAGCCCTGTAAGGCTCAATGCTAGGAGAAGTCCCACTACAAATGATACCACTACTAGCATTAGGAGCAATAGCAAGGAGATTAGCATTCCGCTTACCACTGCCGTGGATATCAGGAGCTTCGCCCCTTTCAATAGCCAACTCTCTAGTTGCTTCTTTCGCCTTTCCTTTAATATAAGTGAATGCCTTATAGTTAAACCCAGTTGCGTAAATACCTTCAAAAGGAAGTGACCTAGATTGAAGATAAGCATGGAAACCCATAGCACCAAGCCCGAGACTCCTTTCTCTATACGCTGAGTAGGCACTCTTGGTAAAGCCTTCTTTACCTTTCTTAACATATTTTTGAAAGCGTTTAAAATTCGCACTGTATTCTCCTAACTGTGTTGTGTCTATTGCATTGTCAATATAGTGTTGAAGTATATTATCAAGCATGGTTATTAAATCTTGTATAAAGTTATCGTCCTTTGACCACTCATCAAAGTATTCTAAGTTTACAGATGATAAACAACATACTGCTGTTCTCTCTTCATCCGTTGGTAAAGTAATCTCAGAACATAAATTACTTTGTCTTATCTTTAATCCTAAATCTTTTTGTGATTTAGATAAAGCTTCATTACATGTATCAATATTAACCATGTAAGGTTCGCCTGTTTCTGCTCTGGCATTTATTATCTGCCACCATAAATCTCTAGCGTTAATAGTCTTAACAGCTTCGTTAGTCTTAGGGTCAATCAATCTCCAGTCTTCATCTTTTTCTACAGCTTGTAAGAAAGCATTAGTAATGTTGACACCATTATGAAGATTAAGATTCTTTCTGTTTATATCTCCACCTGATTCTTTCCTCATGTTAATAAACTCTTCAATCTCCGGATGACTTATATCCATATAAGCCGCATAAGAACCACGTCTTGTAGTGCCTTGATTGAAAGCTAACATCTGAGAATCAACTACGTGCATGAAAGGAATTGAACCAGTAGAACGACTGCCATGAGTAGTAGATATACCGTTACTTCTAATGTCTCCCCAATATCCACCGATACCGCCACCCGAACTCGCCAACCATATATTCTCATCATAGTGAGCTGATAAACCATTCCTACTGTCAGGAACATAATTAAGAAAACAACTGATAGGAAGCCCACGAGTTGTTCCTCCGTTACTAAGTATAGGAGTGCTAAACATGAACCACCTGTGGGAACTGTACTCATAAAGTCTCTGAGCCAATTCAAAATCTGTCTCGCCTTTAAAAGTTGCTCCGAATACTGAGGCTCTTGCGAATGCTTCTTGGGCATGTGTTTCTCCTTCCCAAAGATATCTATCTCTGAGTGTATCTAAACTAAACTTATCAAATGTTTTTTCTCTATCATAATCTATCTCTATACCTAGGTAAGGTTTCTTTCCTATCTTATCTTCAACCATTATCTTGTTCCTTATTGTTTACGTATATTGCTATTATAGCATAGTGTATGATTTTATATAAGTCTAAATTGTTTTTACCGTTCTTTTTTCCAAACCTCATAGCATACTTCATAATGTTTCCAAGACAGAATCCTTCTCCATATCCAGAATCAATTATCATATCTGTTGCTTGATACTTACCATTAGCATAGTGTTGGTCATACGTATTACCTACGTAAGCTTTTAGTTCATTTAATATTTTATCTTCGTTAAACTTATAGTTCATCATTTCTCCAATCATCCGGTAGTGTATCTTCACTATACCATCTAAAGTTATTTGTCTCTGCCCATTCAGCATGAGTTCTTTTTGTTTTATTTTTTCTTACCTTTGCACCCGGCATTGGAGAGAAAGGTTTCTGAAATAAAAATACTAACTCATAGTCATTAGGTATAGCTTCTCGTATATGTATGTACTTACTATACTCTGCATAGTCCCAGAACCTACCTTTAGCTTCTAGTAAAATTGTTTTACCATCTATAACCTTTACAAAATCAGGTTCGTATTTATGCTTAACAACATAATTAATATTATCCCAATGATGTTTCCATTCTTGTAGCACAGTCTCATGTAGCGTTGCTTCCCATAAACTGTCATACCCTTTAGGTACACCAACCTTCTTTGGTCTTGGTTTTCTTGGTACTCTTTTAGGCATCTAACTCTTTTAAATGAAAGTTAGGATTTTGTTTTACTTTCTTATAAAACCATCTAAGACTATAAGCACTTAACATAAATTTATTATTAGCAAAGATATGTGTTTGCTCTGGAAGAAACTCATGTAAGTTTTTCTTATTAATCTTTTTAGTATCTTCTCCTTCTGGAACCATTGTTCTTATCCAACTTATTAGTAATCCTTCAGCTTTACGTCTTAGTAGTTTTGATTTTTTACCACTCATATTTGTGTTACCTCTATAACATTAGGAACTTTAGGTACTTGAGTTAAGTATCTATTACCATTAGAATATTTAAATACTCTTAAACCTTTACCCTCGTTAGCATCTTTATGACATTCAAACTTATATCTACAATAGACACAACCTTTAGGTAGTTGCATGTTTCCAGACTTACCATCAGGTATAGGACTATAACATTTAGAAGGTGGAGTCTTTAACTTAACAGCTTTTTTAATATCAGTTATTTTCTTTTTGATATTAGGTTTATCAAAGTCATCAGGTCTGAACATAGCTAACTCTCCAGACTCTTTATTAAGAGCAAGGAAACCACCTTTGTTTGTTCCTTCTGCTTCTTCATATCCTGCAAGTTGAGCCATGTATCCAAAAGCATCTTGTTCTGCTAGGGTTCCATCTTTAAATTTCTTAAAAGCAAAACCAGAAGCAGTCTTAACATCAACAACTTCTCCATCAATAACACAATCCATGTGTCCTTTGATACCAGAAACTTTTATTTCTTTTTGTTCGTTAGTAACTTCATGTCCAGATAACTTAACAAGAAATAAAACTATCTCTTCAAGTAAGTGTCCATATAAGAACTTAATAAATGTAGGCGGAGAGATAACCTCTGTTGTATCAGATTCAGAGTTCATTTCATACCACAATTGTCTAGGCTGTTTGCCTATGTTAGACATACGTAAAGCAGGTTTACCTCTAGGAGAAGGATGAGACCAGTTGTAAAGAATCTCTTTCATGGATTCTCCAAACTGCTCAATAGAATCTTCATCTATATCAAGATGCTCTCCTTTTCCTAGAGCCGACAATTTATTATATATGTCTTCTACTAAAGTGTCAAGTGTTTTTTTATTCTTAGTCATTTTTTTTATGATTTACAAAGTTAAGTTTTCTAGTAGTGGGATTAAAATTTAATATCCGAACATTTAAATCTACTTGTTTATCTGTTCTAGACCTACCTGACCTACCTGATTTTGTT